AAAGTTTTGTGATCCAAGTCTCCAAGGTGTATCATCTACTGTATTAGTTGTATACCGTATTTTTACGGCTCTACCTCTGCCTCGTACACTTATTTTTTCAGTAGTGCTGGTTATAGATCCACTTGTTTGAACATTGGATGAGGATTGTGGATATTGTTCTAAAGTTAGTTGTGCTGTCATTGTATTAGCCAAATTGTCAAAGTCAGGTACTAATTTATTAACAGACATTAGCTGATCACCGTCTGCTATTTCTACAGATCCTGTTTCTAAAAAAGCTGTAATAGCAGTGCCATCAGCTTGATTATTACCAGTCTCATGTTCAAATATGGATGACGCACCAGCCGTTAAACCTAGTATGCTTGTAGCGTTTGCAGTTGCAGATGAACTATATTCTGTGGCTATAGGTTTTTCATACACATAAGCACCAAGCCATGTCGTTCTTGCAAGATTTATTGTGTACCAAGTTCCCTCTAGATAATTATAAGCAACAGCTCTATCTATTTGTGTAGCATTGGCTGAAGGATAATACCAAATTATTTCGTTAAACGCTGTGTTTAAACCCACAGCTATATCATTTTTATTAGTGTAGCTTAAATCATCGAATACATAGTCTTGAACAGAGCAAGGCATTTTTTTGACAACACCATCAAAAAGGTAAAATGCGTTGTCTGACATCCAGTAAGCAACTCCGTTTACTTCTATAGCTGCATGCTGAGCTATCAAACCAGCGTTTGCACCAAGTTGTCTAAGACCAAATGTAAAAGGTGTGCCGACAAATTGTATACCGTGTAGTGAAGTATCGGTCCAAACTAGTATCTGACCTGTTGATTTTACGGCGCCAACAATTCTTGAACCATCTGTTATTCTTAACGAACCTGCTTCATTTGTAGCAACAGGTGTGTAGTCTGTTGCGTCTTCTCTATCTGAGAATCTAAATAATAAATCGTCTTGTGTGGCTGTATTACCAATAGTAGTCTCTGTTCCAAAAATTAATAAATGTCTAGTATCTGTAGAAACAATGCTAAATCTCGATGCGGTTGGAGCATTTGATAAAGCCGTTGCTCTTGCAGCTAAACCTCCTGACGTGTCCCAAATAAACGTGCCGCCATCTAATACTGTTGCAATTAAGTCTTCACCAAAATTATCTAGTGACCAATTTCTACCAGCTACAACAACATTTGAAGAAGATCTTGGTTCATCCCAAGTGCTTGCGCCCCATGTTTCAGTTCCCCAACCATAACCATAAGTTGAAGACGTTGGCCCAGGATTTATTTGATATGTAGCAGTTACTGAACCTCCACCAGCAGCCGTAGTGCCCGAGGCGTTAGTGCCTGCATTTATTGTAAAAGTGTTGCTTGTAGGCACTGTAAGTATTTCAAACTCAGCATTAAAATCTATACCATCAACCACGTTTGTGGCAGATCCGTTGTCAAATGTTACAAAAGCACCGACTTCAGCGTTGTGGCCAGCGTCTGTTACAGTCACAGTTGAAGAACCAGATGATGTTGCAAATGGATTAGTTAAAGCTTGTGTTTCTCTAAGTGGTGTTATGTCATAAACTTTACCTTCAGAAAAAATATAGAGTTTTCTGTCTGTTCCTAAAGCTAAATATCTCGTACCATCTAAACCAATCCATGAGTGTGTATCTCTAACAACGCCCACCACTGTTACATTAGGATTTGGAAGATTAACCCAGCCACCCCATCTTTCAGGTTTACCGTAGTGAAATCGAACAAAATCAGAATCAACATACTTACGCTCATCACCAGCAGAATATGCTGTATCTTGCTTATCAATGCCTGGTCTAAATTTAAGATCTACTAATTGCATGGCTAATTATTTTAACCTATTTTATTCAAAATTAAAGGGTATTATTAAAAGCACATTGAAATGCAATAGATACTCTCATAACAGGGCATATTCTGGACACAGTAACTCCTCTATGAGGAAGATATGAAGGAAAAACAGCAGCCCTGTTGGGAAGAGGAATAACTCCTGATGTTACTCTTGTTAAAGCTTCATCAAATATAATCATCTCTCCACCCCATTTTACATCCCATGTTGAATGTAAAAAGTGAACGACAGTTATGTCTTTTGAAAAAACAGCAGGATCATCTCGATGCCATGCTTGGTCATATAAAGGAGGACCACAATTTAAATGAACTCTTTTTAATGTGTTTTTAAAATTATCTTCTACTTTTATTTTACCATTAATTGCATTCCAAAGATTATAAATAATATTTGATTTATTAAACTCACCTTTTTTTATCGAAGAATTGACTTCAGATATATAATCACTTGCCCCGAAACCAGAATTAGTGTCTCCTTCAAAAGAAACATTATTAAATTGCCAAATTCCTTTAGTGCATTCTTTAGAAGCTAATGTGAAAATTTCTTCAGGCGCAGCATTATCAATTACTTTAAGAATAGTCATTTTAATTTAAACTGTGTTCCAACATTGCCTTTAAAAGCATAGTTTCCGTAATGTGTCAAACCGCTTAATACATCTGCATAAATTTTACCGCCCATATTTTGCCACAAACGACAGAAAGCATAGTCCTCTGATAAATATCTTTTTGTTTGTGGCTCTATCATAGTATCAAAAAAAGTATAATTCCAATCAGATGTTTTGTGATAATTAAATTCTTTATCATGAGATTGATTAATATGCTGGTCAGGCACAAATTTTAACTCTGGATAAACGCTAGCCATTCTTACAAATACATCTCTTTGTATTAACATAAAACCAGTAGGACCATCCATAACCTCAATAAAACCTTTTTGTGTAAGTATATTTTTAGGATCTTTTACATTTAAATTATATTGAAGAGATGCTGCTAATAACTCATCTTCTGACATTTCTGGGTTTTCTTTTAATCTTTTCTTAACTTTTATCCAATCGATTGTTTTTCTTGGATATATGCCCGTAACAACATCTTTATCATACTCAAGCATTCTTATTACTGCCTCTGGATTAAAAGCTAAATCAGAATCTATAAATAAAAGGTGAGTATAATCACCATCCATGAACAATTGCACCAAAGTATTTCTGGCTCTAGTAATTAATGATTCATTACCTATCGTGCCAAACTGTAATTCTATTTTTTGTGTGGATGCAAGAGCTACGAGTTGCATACAACTTTTAAAGTAGTCGGCCGTTATCATACCACCATAACAAGGTGTGCCTATGAATAATTTAATTTGCATATTTTCCGCCATAAAAACCTACTGAAGCAATTATTCGAGGGGTAGATGATATTGATTTATGTCTAATTCCTTTTGGTATGTGAAGAAGATCTCCATATTCTAACAAATAATCTTTATTAGTATCTGTTATTCGATAAATAGTTTTACCGTGCATGCCAATTAAAAAAACATCTTCTGTATCTACATGTGATATTCCTGTATTTGTGACAAAAGAAAAAAATAAATCAACTCCATCCCTTGTTTCAGGAGTGTATTTAAAAATCTTATACAGAAAATCTAAAAAAACAAAAAAATCAGTATTTGTTTTATGAACATCTTTAACCTGCCAGGTAGCATTAAAATTCAGTATATTACTTTTGTTTAAGACAGTTAGAGAATAATCATCGATTAAACTAGCAAGAATATCAAAATTATAATTTCTTAAATTTTGAGTAAACTTTTTTACATAAGTAACTTTTTTGTTCTTAATTCTTTTTATATCTTTATTTTTTAACAGCATAATCCACTTTCAAATATTCTATCTCTCTTACCCAGCCTCTTGGAATAGCAATGGCACCCCCTCCGTGATTATCATCTTTGTCTATACACCAAGATCGCATAATTACAATCTTATCATCATTGTTTACAATCATGTATCCTACTTCTTGGCACACGGCCAAAGGCGCTTCCATTATTTCTTTTATAGAAAGCCAACCTGTTTCCATATCTCTTGCATCAAGCCAAGTAATCCTAACCATTGGAACTTTATTAATATTCACTTCTTTCATACGTATAAACAGGTTTAAAATTTATAGCCATTGTGACTCTTCTTTTTTCTGTTAAGTTTGGTGATACAGAGTGCGTAATGCTACCATCAAAAAATAAAACTGTGCCGTTTTTAGCCTTTACCTCAACGATATCGTTAAAATTAGTGTGCACATCAGTTTTTTTATGAAGAACTAAATTTTTATCCGCGTGAAAATAAAAATTAGCATCTGTGTTCTCAACATCAACAAACAAAACCGCAGATAAATTAGAACCATGATGATGAGGTAAGGCGTTTTGACCTTTTCCATACCAATTAATCCAACATTCTTGCGTTTCAAATTTTGGCGCATCATAATCTTCACTGGCAACAAATTGCTCTACATAATTAGAAACATCATCACAAATTCTTTGTAAAGCAAAATATTTTTGATGTGAGTTCCAAGCAGTTCTTTTAGCTTTTACATTACACTCATTCTCTGGTGACGTGTCAATTTTATGTATAGATTTATTTTCCTCTACCAAAACTATCTGTTCAATTTGTTTTTTGTAAGTTTCAAAATTTGGTAGGCTAAAACTAAAAACTTCATGTGTAAATATTGGAGTTTTTAAAATCTCTATCATTTTGCTTCATATTTAAAAGTTGCCACCATTCTTAACTCAACGCAAATTCTACTGACTTCTCTAGCGGCATGAGGTATGTTACCATCAAATATTACAGCCCTACCTGGTTTAGGGATAACTGAATTAGTAATATCTCCTATGTTATTTAGAAAAATTGTTTCACCTGCATATGATACGTCCCAAAGTTTATTAAGGTAAAACATAACTGTAAAACCTCCTTTATCATAGTCTGTATGTATTTGATGATGAGTTCCATATAAATATCCACTTGCATAATAATTTTTTAGTTCATGTGTCTCTGCAAATGATGGTAAAGTTTCTTTAAATAGTTCATCTGATTTATCAAAAAGTTTTGAATGCACAGGATTATCTCTATTAAGAAGCATGTGAAATTTTCTCCAATTACTATCTTCTGATCCCCCCGTCCCCGTAAAGGTCCAACCCATATTGTCTCTAAACTCAGAATAAAAAACATCTATGTCTTTTTCGTCGAAAACATTATCGGTAACTTTAATCATTTCTCCTTATCTTTATCTGTAGTAAAAGTTGCATCCTTTGGAACTAAACGTAAATTAAATGATACAGATCTCCTTTCTTCATTAGGAGTTCTAAAAGGGTACACCATGTGAGTCAACCATGACGGAAACATAAATATGTCACCAACCTCTGGTGGATGTTGAAGTTTATGTCCACTAAAAGTTTTAGGATCGCCACACATAAAAAGTATGTCACCAACACTGGGATAGTGATCTTCTGCTTTTCTTTCTTTATCAATGCTCTCTGGCATTTTTGTATAAAATACACCTGATAGATCACC